AAGATAATCTTTCGCAGAGCAGAAGTATCTATGATTGCTGGCACTCCTGGTGCTGGTAAGTCTACTGTTGCTTTGGCGATAGCGTTGCGTTCTAAAGTACCCACGCTGTATGTGAGTGCCGACACAAACGCGCATACTATGGCTATGCGCTTACTATCCATGATTACTGGCAAGACTCAGACTGAAGCAGAACAAATGCTGGCAGAACGAGTTGACGAATCACGGAAAATCATCAATGATTCTTCAGGGCATATCTTCTGGTCATTTGAGTCAGCACCAACGCTGGCTGATTTAGACCAGGAGGTTCAAGCCTTTGAAGAATTGTGGGGCTGTGCTCCAACTCTTATCGTTGTGGATAACCTTATGGATATCTCCAATGATGGGGGAGAAGAGTTTGCGGGCATGCGCTCTACAATAAAAGAGTTGAAATATCTCGCAAGAGATACCAACTCTGCAATTCTAGTACTGCATCATACCAAAGAGTCGTACACAGGTAATCCGTGCCAACCACGTTCTGCTTTGCAGGGCATGGTGGCACAGTTACCTGCCCTAATATGCACGGTTGGTTCAGATGCTCCTGGCTACATAGCCATAGCACCTGTTAAGAACCGATACGGCAAGGCGGACCCGTCAGGTGGTACGGCTCATTGGTTGCAATTTAATCCTGAAATCATGGACGTATCAGATATCCCAGATAGGTCCTAATGTCCAGACCAATCTCAGAACTCAAAGCGAGTTATGACAAGGCGATGGATATCCGTGGTAATCCAACTACGGTGTGCATCTGTGGGAGTTTCGTATGGAATCTCAAAGTAGTCTTCGCAGAAGACGGTACTATTGGGATGTATTTTCTAGATATGGAGTGTGCTGACTGTGGAACACAGGCAACCGCGCCCATTGAGGAGTAACAATGAAACTGACAACAGTATCAGCAATATCAGCGATTGCAATATTTGTGGCTTCCATGCCCCCTTCTGTGGGTGCATTAGTCACAAAGAAGAACCAACCATCAACGGTGGCTTTATCAGGCGATCTAATCGTCCCAAGCCCTAAGTTGGTTGCTAAGTCAATCGCACGTGAAAAACTAAATAAAATGTTTGGCAAGCATTCCAAAAAAGAATGGAAAGCACTTGCCAAGTTATGGGGTAAGGAATCTGCTTGGAACCACCAAGCAAAGAATCCTCACTCATCTGCCTATGGTATCGCTCAAGTATTGGGTACGCCTATTGGCTCAACAATTGAATATCAAATCAATAAGGGGCTGAAGTACATAGTCCACCGTTACGATAAGCCCACGAATGCTTGGGCATTCTGGCAAAGGAATGGTTGGTACTAAATGACAAGCAAGTCCAAGATTAAAGGATCTAAAGCAGAACTAGACTTTGTTAAATGGGCAAGACAGTGGTTCCCGTACGCAGATAGACGGCTTGCGGGAGCCACTCTTGACAAAGGTGATGTGTCAGGCATCAATGGTGTCTGTATTGAAATTAAGAACCATGCCAAGTTAGACCTTGCTGGCTGGTTAGCAGAATTAGAAGTAGAAACTAAAAACTCCAAGTCATGGACTGGAGTAGTCATTCACAAGCGCAAAGGTAAGGGTAATCCTGCTGACTGGTATGCTACAATGCCTGCATCAGTATGGATGGAACTATTGCGGAAGGCTATGAACAATGACGGAAAAGCCTGATATATCAGTGATTCTAGAGCACTACGGCGCCCGAGTACCGACTCGACATGGCTGGTTCTCTATGAAGTGTCCGTTCCATGACGATAGGCACAATAGTGCCTCAGCGACCAGAGATGAGAATGCATTCTGTTGCTTCGCTTGCCAGATAAAAGGCGATGGATATGCTATAATAATGGCTAAAGAAGGAGTGCAATTTCGTGAAGCAGTCAGCATCGCAGAGAGAATCTTTAATGAGAGCGGCAAAGTATTACCACAGCGCTCTACACGAAGCAGAGGAATACCTCGCAGAGCGGGGAATTACAATGGAGGCAGCAGAGAAGGCACGCTTGGGCGTCGTCTTAGATCCGCTGACAGGTCATGAACAATACGTCAATCGCTTGGCTATCCCGTATCTCACAAAGTCAGGTGTTGTTGACTTACGATTCAGAAGTCTCGGACACGAAGAGCCTAGATACATGGGTCTGGCTGGGGCTACAACACACCTGTACAACGTGGGAGCGTTTTTCCGTGCATCGTCATACATATGCATATGTGAAGGTGAAATCGACACCATTACTCTTGACATGGTTTGCAACATTCCCTCGGTCGGTGTTCCTGGTGTCAATAATTGGAAGAAACATTACACTCGGCTCTTGGCTGACTTCGAGAAGGTTTTCCTCTTCGCGGATGGAGATAATGCAGGAAATGAGTTCGGCAAATCTCTTGCCAGAGAGTTGTCCAATCTTGTTGTTATCCAAGCACCAGAAGGTGAAGACGTCAACTCGCTCTACAGGACGCACGGCGCGGACTACTTCAAAGAAAAGATAGCAGGTGCTCAATAATGTTAATGCCAGATAAAGATGGAATGTTCGTCTGCAAAGCAGACAACTTCAAGACAGGCGACCTGTTTGAGTACTTGGATCACTATGGTGTTGAGTATGACTGGATGGTTAAACTCAACAGAAAGCACAGTTTTAATCTGTATCCCTTCTTAAGGGAATTAGATGGACTCTCCTTGACTGGAGAGGTTGATGAGATATATTCACTCATACAGAGTGCTGTGTTGCTGCTTATCAACGCTAGCACAGACAGCCTTGATGAGTTCATAGAAGAGACAGAAGTCATTGTGGGTATGGAAGATATGATGGACCAAGTAGAGAGGTTCTTAAACGACAATGAGTCTAAATGATAATTTAGAACCAACGGAGTTTGAACTTAATGTGTGGTCAACTTATGATGAGTTGGCTATGTTGCTTCTAAAGAAGCATCGTGACTATGGTCCCAAGAATATCTCAGAGAGTCCTGGCGGACCAGTAAACGGATTGCGCGTAAGAATGCACGACAAACTTGCTCGCATAAACAACCTAATCGACAATAACCGTGATCCCGAGAACGAACCACTTGAAGACTCATTCAAGGACATGGCCAATTATGCCATCATCGGATTACTGGTTTTGAGAGGACAATGGAACAGCAATGATTAAACGCTTCGGCCCTTACAAGGGCAGTAAACAGAATGGTGGTAGACCAATCTATGTTTTCAAACGCCGCAAAAAGAATGGGGAAGTTGTTACTACTTCTTCTAACAAAGCCCGTGTTGATTACGAAGATAGCACTGGACAAACTCTTCCTCGCCATAAAGAAGTAGATCACAAGAATAACAAGGGGCGTGCTGGTGATGACCGCAAGTCCAACCTTCGTGTGGTATCTAAGTCTGAAAATGTAGCGATGGAAAACAAGCGCAGAGCAAAGAAGAAGCCTGCCAAGAAGCGAAAGAAGAAAGCGTGAGCAAAAAGAAATCCAAAGTAAAGCGGGTTGTAGTACTTTCGGATATACAGGCTCCTAGCCATGATGCTAGAGCAATCACAGCGCTACAGGATTTTGTCTATGACTTTAGACCTGATGAGTTGTACTGCGTTGGTGATGAGGCTGATAGCCCAGAGCCATCTCGCTGGAACAAAGGTAGAGCAGCAGAATACGCTAAGACTCTACAAGCAGGCTTAGATAAGACATCAGACATTATGGAAGGCTTCAAGGATGTTCTTGGGGACAAGCCTTTCCATGTAATGAGGAGTAACCACGGTGACAGAATCGGTAACTACATCGATAAGTATGCCCCTGCGCTTGCAGGACTACGCTCTCTCGAGTATGAGACGTTGCTCCGATACGACGAACTTGATATTACATTCCATGACAAGATATGGCAATTCGCCCCAGGATGGGCTCTTGCCCACGGAGACGAAGGTAATCTTATACAAACTTCGGGAGGAACTGCGCTTAGCCTTGCGAGACGTATCGGACTATCTGTCGTATGTGGACACACCCACAGACAGGGCATCCAGCATTACCACGTCGGTTACAATGGGCGGATTAGTGCAAGACTCTTTGGAGTTGAAGTCGGACACTTGATGGATTTGAATAAGGCGGATTACTTAACTACTGGTGCTGCTAACTGGCAGCAAGGCTTCACAGTTCTGTACATACGCCGTAGCAATGTAACTCCAGTTAATGTACCAATCATCGGCAGATCTTTCACTGTGGAGGGTAAGACTTACGCATGGTAATAGAGAAGTACGAAGGGCTCGTAGGTGCAATATCCTACGAGTTCTCTCGTAGATATCACATGGTTGAGCCAGCAGATTTACGGCAAGAGTTGTGGCTCTGGTTCTTAACTCACCCTAAAAAGGTAAAGACATGGGAAGAACTAGATGGGAAACAAGCAGTTAAACTTATTAGCCGTTCTCTTAGGAATGCAGCGAAGGACTTCTGTCAAAAGGAGAAGGCTCGTATTGTCGGTTATCATGTTGATGATAATTACTATTATGACCGACAAGTACTTGAGATACTTCTTCCTGCTGTGTTCAGGGGTGATGCTACTGCTCCTTCTATGGTTGATTTAGGATTTACCGCCACCAAGAAGGTGGCTAGTGAAGGCGGCAATTGGTTTGCGATGATGAGTGACATTGAGAAAGCACTCAAGAAACTACCAGATGAGCAGTACAACATCTTGTATCTACGATTTGGTGATGGGTTAGAGAACTCTAATCTGGCTTCCGAACTGCAGATATCCGATGATGCTGCTAGGATGAGAGTTAACAGAGCAGTAAACAGTTTGCTTAACTTACTAGGTGGCTCTAGGCCACGCAGAGAGCGAGATTATACAGATGTTGAAGCCGCCAATTACAACCGAGATGGCACTGACGACTCTACAGAACCTATCGAAGAAACTGGAATCCAAGAGTTGGACTAATGTCCTACCTGCAGAAGATCT